TAACCTGGATCAGACAGACAAGGGACGTCTGGTGAAAGAGGGCAAGGAACTCTTTTTGGATGGAATACCGGTTAAGGCGAGATTTATATCTTCCGGATATATGATCATCGGACTGCCTAAATTCATCGTTCTGGGGTATATCAACGATGCGAAAATGAAGGTAGAGCACAGCGGGAGCGATCACAAGTATCACTGGTATCCGCGGATCACAGTTGATGTGAATTACGTACCTGGCGGATTCGTGAAAGTATTTAAGCACACAACGAATCAGGCACCTTATGCCGATAATGTAGAGATCACAGAGGACGGCTTGAATACCGGAGACGAACTGGCAGGAACATACACCTATCATGACACTTATGGCGATGCAGAAGGCACAAGCACCTTCAGATGGCTGAGCGCGGCGACAGCAGACGGCAGCTACAGTGCCATCAGCGGAGCTACAGGCGAGACACTGGAAATCACAGCAGGAATGGCAACGAAGTATATCAAGTTTGAGGTGACACCCGTGGATGTGAACAGCGTGGCAGGCAGTGCGGTGCTGAGTGCAGCCGTGGGACCTTGCACGAATACATAAACGTGAATGTTGAATCGTGAAAAAGCATTTAAGACCTGGGCGCCAGAAGGCGTCCAGGCATCATTAAAAAAAACAGGAGGCAGCAATGGCAGACGCATTGACTAAACCGACATTTGACGGAGCATCGGCAGATTTTGACGACCTGATAGACGGTATGGACGGCGGAGATGCTTATATAGCAGCGGGAGCCGGATTTGAGAGTGAAGCGACAATGGCAGCAGCGCTAGATGATCAGACCGCTGTTGATACGCTATTGGGCACAAGTTTTGAAAAATTCGGCACCTTCCAGGAAGAGCCATACAGTATGGAAAGTAAGGTAGAGCTGAAAAAGACCTATAATTACGTGAAACAGGGCAAGCGGTCGAACACGATCAGTCTGAATTTTGCGGGATTAAGTGCAGAGCTGAAGAAATGGTGCGAGGAGCAGCTAAATGCCACGGCACATACGATCATCATCCGCTCCACCAATAAAGCCAAATTACTGGTTTTTAACGGTTTGAAGTGGGCTATGGAATGGAGCAGCAAGGCAGACGACTGGTATCTGGTGACGATCAAGACCGAATTCACGGGCAACACCGCCAACAAGGTAGTGATGCTAACATGCCCCGAGGCAGTGTAACAGGTAAAAGATGCCGAGAGCCAAGCGTAATTACAAACTGATTCGGACACTTGCCTGCCAGAACTGGATAGAAGGCGAAGAAGACCTTCAGAAGCTGGCAGACACCTACAACGTGGGCGTGCGGACAATAGAGAAGTGGAAACGAGAAGACGGGTGGCAGAATCGGGAAGTGACGCTGGTGGAACTGCGGGCGAAAGTAGAGCAATTGCTATTAGAAGCGAGCATCAAGGCGCTTGAGGATTACGTAGCGAATCCGACGAATCAGGAGAAACAGAGCCTGGTGCTGCTGATGAAGCAATTTCAGAAGGAATTAAGCCCGGCGAAAGAGCTGAATGCTTACATCATCAAGTTTTTGGAGCAAGTGATAGATTTTTGCATAGAAAAGGGCTTTGATGAGCTGCGTGAGCAGATGCAGGAGCATGGGCATGAGCTTTGCGAATATTTGAGAACGAGGAACAATGGGTAAGTTCAACAAAGTCGAATTAAAGAAAATAGATGAAATAGTGAACCGGCTTCCGATTGTTCCTCCTTTTGAAAACGACACTGTCGAAAAGCAGCGTTTACGTAAAGCTGCAGTGATGAAAAGAGACTGGCGGGGCTTCAGCAAGTACTGCCATCTCTATTTAGGAGTGATACTCGGCAAGGAATTCAACGGTGATCACAAGGAGATGTTCGAATATGTGGAGCGAGAAGACGGCAAGCTAACGGTGATCACCGGATACCGGGGTTTAGGCAAAACAACGTTAATGGCAATATGTTATGTACTCTGGCTATTATGCACGGGTCAGGTGAGCTACGTGATCCAGGTGGCAGCGATCGACAGCAAGGCAAAGAAGCGGACGAAGCTGATCTATAATCAACTAATGCACAATACCAGGATACTCAACGATTTTCCGAAATGCCGTCCGGTGGAAGGCAATGAGGACAGCTTTTATCTGGGAAACAAGGCATTAGTGGAAGCCTGTACGATAGACAGGGACATCAAGGGTGATCAGAATCCTTTGACGGCAAGGCGACCTAACCTGATAATTTATGATGACATAGACCGGAAGAAGAATAAGGGCAACCGGAAGATAGGCAAGGAGCGCAAAGACCAGATCAAGGGAGACGGGATGGGCGCTCTGGAGCCAGGAAACGGCAGAGTGATAGTTTTGGGAAATGAGACGCACGTAAACTATGCGATCAGTCAATTTGCGGAGGAGCTGGATCCGGCAAACAAGACCGGTCATATCATCAAGGGTAATCAGGTATTTCTGCGATATCCCGTGGAAGACAAGAACGGGAACAGCAGATGGGCAGAGCAATACAGTAATGAGGATTTGCAGGCATTGCGGATAGAGATGGGACTATCAACCTATCTGCGTGAGATGATGGGCAGGAAGGTGATAGAGGGAGTATATTTCAAATATGACTGGTTTAAGTTCTGGGAAGTATTACCTAAGCGTTTTAGCGGGATGTGGCTATATGCAGATCCGAGCTGGGGAGCCAAAGGAGACTATAAGGCGATAGTGGGAATAGGCTACGATGAAGAGAGCGGTAAATACTATATGACAGAGCTATGGGCAGCCCAATGCAGCAATAACTTATTTTATGAGCAATTTGTGAAGACGTATTATCGGCTGAGACGTTATGGGTGCAAGCTGGCATTTGAGGTAAATTACGGGCAGCAGAGGCACTTGAAAGAGATGGACGGTTATTGTGAGAAGGCGGGTTTACCGAGGATCAGCCATTTGATCAAAAGGATCAATAACAAAGAGAGCAAAAGCAGCCGGATAGAGGCACTGGATACAGTAATCGAATCTGGGAGTCTGCTATTTATTCGTAATGAATACACGGAGACTTTGATGAGCCAATTTCTGGATTATCCGGACGGATATGATGACGTGCCGGATGCAGTGGCAGGAGCGATGGAACGCTTTACTACATATAGCCGGAAGAAAAGAGGCAGGATCAAGCAATTACGCTATTAAAAAGGAGAAAAAGTGAAAGAGATAGTGATAGCACAGTTAAAGCGACAGGAGGGATTGAGGTTAAAGCCTTACAGATGCAGCGCCGGGAAGCTGACGATAGGCTATGGCAGGAACCTGGAAGATAACGGGATCAGCAGAGAGGAAGCGGAAGAAATGCTGGCAAATGACGTGGACGCAGCCGAGAGAGCGGTAAGGGGAAGATATAGCTGGTTTGAGAAGCTGAATAAGGAACGTCAGGCAGTAATCATCAATATGGTATTTAATTTAGGAATTGATGGTTTTGACAAATTCAGGAAGACGATTGGCTATATAGAGCGGGGGGATTTTGAGAATGCCGGGGAAGAGATGCTTACGAGCAACTGGGCGAAGCAGGTAGGCGGACGGGCAAAAGAATTAAGCGAGATAATGAAGAAGGGAGAGAGAGATGTGGGATAAGGTGAAAGGAGTGATAGGTACCGTAGCGCCGACGGTGGCGGGACTTATTGGCGGCAAGGCAGGCGAGGCAGTGGTAAGCGCTGTGGCTAATATCCTGGGCTGTGAAGCTGACCCTGGAAGTATTGAAAAGGCGCTGGCTAATAACCCTGATAAGCTGGTGGAGATAAAGAAATATGAAATGGATCACAAAGTTAGGCTTCAGGAGATAGAACTGGAGGCATCAAAGAGCAAAACCGAGGTGATGACAAAAGAGATCGAATCAGGAGATCCATTTTTACGAAGAGCACGCCCTGCGATAATTTATACGGGATTATTGATGGTGATTATCAATCACTGGTTAATGCCCTGGTTTGCCTGGTTTGCACTGATATTATTGAAAAAAAACATACCACTACCAGAAATAACAATTCCGGACATATTCTGGGATGCCTGGCAGGGGGTGGTTAGTATTTACGTGATAGGGAGATCATTGGAAAAGATGACCGGACAACAGGTAATGAATGTATTTAAGAAGAAAACGTAGTAGCTAGAGACAACAGAAAAAAGGAGAACAAGATGAAGGTTTATACGAATATCAAGACATTAGCGAAGGTGGAGCGGTTATTTAAGGGATTGGGGTTGCTGGGGCTGCTTTATGGCGATACAGAACAGGCTATCGGATTGGAAGACGTGCTAACTAAGCTGATACACGAGCATAAGCTGGCGGAGCTGATGCAAATAATCACTAGGGATAGTGGGACAGATTTTGAGGAGATGGAACTGAAGGAATTAAGGGAGATACTGAGCGATTTTTTTATCGGTATAGTGGACTTTTTTCCGGGAGTGATCCAGGCAAACCTGCGAAAACTGTTCAGCGGAGCAGAAAGTTCCACTACCGGGAAGGCATTTATATAAGGTACATCTACGTGCTGAAGCGTATAGGGCTTTGGGATGAAGAGATCGAGCTTGATGAAGCAGAAGAACTTTTGCGTTTATGGCGCAAGGATAATAAGCAGTAGCGGGAGAAATTGATGAATAAATTAGAGATGATATTGCAGATAGACGTGAAAGAAGCAAGGGCGAGTCTGCAAGCTATCAGGGAATATTTCAGCAACGTGAAGAATTTATTTAAAGATCCTTCCGAGATAGACGTGGAGACGGAGAAAGCGGAAGCTAAGCTGGATGCGATAGAAGCTAAATTTGATGCTTTAGAGAACGTGGAGATCAAGATAGACGGCAATGCCAGCGGGGCGGATAAGGCAGCGAATGAAGCCGAAACAGCCGTAGGCGGGATACCGGACGAGCATAATACTGAGATTGATGGAGATGCGAGCGGATTAGACAATGCTGTGGAAAAAACCAAGGGCATTTTTGACGGATTGATGGGCAAGCTGGCACAATTTGGCTTAGCGATGAGTGCCGTTAAGCAGAGTTTTGAAGTATTGCAGAGGTCATTTAACAACTTTATCTCACCGGCATCAGAATTTGAGCAATTACGGATCAGACTGGTGAATTTATATCAGGATACAGAGAAGGCTAGTGAGGTATTTGAGCAATTCAAGCAGATAGCAGCAACAACTCCTTTCAGTTTACAGGAAGTAGTTGAGGCGGGAGCTACATTAAAAGCCTTTGGCATGAATGCAGAGGAAACATTAAAATCTATTACAGATCTGGCAGCCTATATGGGGGTAGATGTAGTAAGTGCTGCCGGTGCCGTGGGACGTGCTTTTGCGGGAGGTGCCGGGGCTGCCGATGTATTGAGAGAACGGGGCGTGCTGGAACTGATCAGAAGCTTTAAGGGCATTGACGATCTGACAAAGCTTTCGCTGCCTCAATTCCGGGAAGCTATGCTGGAGACATTCCAGGATACTACAGCAGGTATAGCCGGCAGCACGACCAGGCTTTCGGAATCATATGCCGGAGCAGTGAGCAATATGAAGGATGCCTGGACGAATCTGATGGCAGCGGTGGGCAATAAGATATTGCCGTTATTAACAGAAGGAGTCAGGAATCTGACTACTGTGATCTCCGGGCTGCTTGAAGGAATGGAGAAGATGATAACCGTGATCAAGAGCCTGGTGGCAGCCGGAATGAGCTACTCGGTAACGATGGCAATAATGAACGCTAAGGTGATAGCGCTAACCGTGAAGACAATAGCCTATAACGTGGCACTGGCAGTTAAAAATGCACTGTTAGGTAAATGGGTAGCACTGGCAGCAGCAGCGGTGGCAGCAGCAGCGGTGTATTCGCTAAGCACTATAAGGGTGAAGAACAGCGTAGATGGGTTAAATGACAGTACTGAGAAAAGCAATAAGTCGCTGGAGACGCAAGAGGAGCGATTTAAAAATCTGCGCGAGGCAGCGGAGGCATACAGCAAGGCACTGGATTATCAGCAGGCAAAGGAGAGTTTAAAAGAAGTAAGCAAGGAGATAGATGAGCTGCTGAAATCAGTGAATGCCACACGTACTGATGATTTTGTGGATATATCACTTCTTCCTCCTGAAAAACAGGTAACTCTTCTTGCCCAGTATGAAGAGCTGGCAGCCAAAGAGGAAGCACTAAAGGAGAAGGTCCGGACCGCAGACAAAGCAGCCAGTGAGGAATATTACAAGTATAAAGCAGACCTGGATCATGAGGCGACCTTGCAAGGCATAGAGCTGGCAGAATACAGGCTGGATAAAGCCAGAGAGGAATATGAGGAAGTGGGCAAGATAGATGCCGGCAACCTGGAGAGGAAGAAAGAGCTATATGCCGAGATAATGAAATTAGAGTCAGAGATAGCCGCATCCAAGGAGAGGCTAAATGAAAATCCGGAAAACGGGAGCGCAGCGGAGCTGGAAAAAGAACGTCTGGCTATGGTGCAGCACTATGCCAATTTGAGTGAATTAAGCGCCGTAAATCTGGATAATATGAAGCAGGATTTTGATGAATACCTGGAAAAGGCTAAGGGGGTATATGGGGAGGAATCGGAGAAATATCAGCAGATCAAGGAAGAGCTAGAACAGATAGAGCAAGCGAGCAATATGCGGATCATTCAGGAAAAGGGTAATTTTGTGGCGAGGATGAATGATCTGGCAGGGGCTGACACTAATGCCATCCTGCTGAAATACCAACAATTGATGGAGGAATTAAAGAGGCTTTATGCGGAAGACAGTGAGGAATACAAGAGGTATCAGGGGATAATAACAGAATCTTCAGCGGAACAGGTGCTTAACCGATATAGCCAGGAGGAGGAAAGTTTTGATGACAAAATGAAGTTTATTGAAGATTATTTTGCTGCAAATAGAGATATCCTCAAAGCAAATGGAATGAGCGAAGTAGATATCGTTAAAACTAAGAACCAAGCTATTGAAAATCTGGAAGCAGCTTCGCTTCAAAATAGAATTGCTCAAGGGGCTCAAGGGCTTGGGCAAATGGCAAATAATATTACTGGTTTTGGGAAGGTTGGGTTTGAGGCCTCAAAAGCACTAAATATTGCTCAAATAATTATGGAAGCACCTGCTGCCGCCATGGGTGCTTATAAATCCGTGATTGGCATACCTTACGTTGGCCCCGTATTAGCCCCGCTTGCATTTGCAGCATCATTAGCACAAAGTGCAATGTCGATAAAAAAGATAAAAGAAACAAAATATGAGAAGGCTGAATCAGGGGGATTATTAAGAGGAAAGTCACATACTGAAGGCGGAGTAATAATAGAAGCTGAGGGCGGTGAGTATATTAATAAAAAGAGTAGAGTTGCAGAGCTGGGAACAGGTTTATTTAATTTTATCAATAATGCTCCTTTGAAGACTGTCATAAATGCTTTGCAGGGAATACAGCTTCCGGATATACCAATGCCTTCGATGCCACAAATGGTGTTTGCCGGAGGTGGTTATGTAGGTAATAGCAATATAGGCATAATTGATAAATTAGATGAATTGATCGGAGAGAACCGGGAACTGAGACGGGAACTAAAGGAGAAAAGGCTAATAGTTAACAATCAGATCAGTGCGAACGAAGTAATCCGGAAGGCTGATAGTACTCTGATCAATGAGCGAAATAACGAAGGTGAAATTAGGAGGAATTTAATTTGAGAGTAGCCTTTTATAAAATATCCACCGGAATGGTACAGTATAGCTTGAGCCTTACTGATGGGTTTGATAATATAAAAATTGGAGCCGATAAAATAGCGAGTGAAGACTATTTTATTCACGAACCATTACGTGTAGAATTTGAAGTGATGGCTGATAATTGGTTGAAGGATAATATATTTGACGGCGAACAGGAGTACACCGACCTGATCAGCCATTACGGGGTCAGGCTTTACGATGAAGCTACATTAATATATGATGGAATAATAGACTTGAGCCAGTCTGATTATACGGAGAAAACACAAGAAATAAAAATATGCAGCTACAGCAAGGCGAAACTATTCAGTCTGGAAGGATTAAAGGCTGAATTTAATGGAATCACGCTGGAGTATCAAACTAATGGATATAGTGGCGCCGATCTGCTTGAAATAGGCAACTACTTGATAGAAAACAAGATAGGTATTAATATTGAATACACGGCAAATTACACATTAAACAGTATTGATAAGAGTGAATATACAATTTGGGGAAAGTCATTCAGGCTTGTAGGCGATACAGCGGAATTACCTTATTATGAAAAAAGATATTTAGCAATAGGATTTGACCTGGCAGAAAGTTCAAATGTGGCTACCTTCAGGACAGTATATATTACTGTCATTCCTAATATTAAACTAATTATGGGTGAGGAAAATGAGATAATTGATTTTACAGGGA